AAGAACGCGTCCAAGTCACTCTCGTTACTATCATTGAAGTCATCGTAATACGATTCCTTCATATAGGAGATGGACGTAAGCCCCTTGGTCAACGTGTACGTATTGTTAAGATGCATGAAGTACTTGGTACGCTGCGTCTTTCCCGTCAGGTCTCTTACGATCGCGGTGACATCCAGCCTGCAATACCGTAGGTAGTCCAAGACGATTTCGCAAGGGGAGAACGAAATTTCGGTATTATACGGACTTACCAGACTTCTTCCGAAATCCTTATTGTAGCAGAACGCGTTATCGGAAGAAATTCCGGTGATATTATGGCCGTAATTATCCACGTACAGGTTCGGACCCCTGTTCTGCTGCAGTACGACGTTCGAAACGAGAGAGAACGCCCCATGCACATACATGCCCGCATATCCGAGGCCGAGACCGTCCGCAAGGAAAACCTTGCAGTTCGACACCTGATTGTTCGGTCCCATTATCTTTATGCCGGTCTGCGCCACCGTGCTTACCACGCAGTTCGACACATTGTTATCGGTTCCGTCGATGAGAATGCCATTGGCGGTGGAGTCTCCGACATTGCATGAAATCAGACGGTTTCCACGATGGCTCAGATGGATTCCATTACCGCCGGACACTTCCACGTTCTCCACGATGCAGTTCAGATCCTGCACGGAAGCGGTTCCCGTCGCGCCGATTTGGATGCCCGACTCCACTCTCAGATTCCGTACCGAGGAATGATCCGCACTCTTCGGAATGACGAGGCCATAACTGTCGTCCGATGCTTGGATGACACTGTTCTTGATGCCATCACCATACAGGTTGTTATATCGGTGCAGGCTGATCTGCGATACCTTCCAAATACCCTTGGGTATCCTGACGTTCGTGAACAGGTCCAAAGCCCTTTGGATGATGTCCGTGCAATCGGAATCCTCCCTCGCTCCCATCTGCCTGATGGAAACCGTAGGACCGTCCGTGACCAACGTCAGGTAAAAACCGGAGGCGGTCTCCTGTATCTTATTCGCATCGGCGGCCGTTTCCACGACATAGAGGCCTGCACCGCCATCGCCTCTCGACCAATACCCCTCCGTCTTGAATGCCATCCCCTCGGAGATGCCGTCATACGCTTTCATGTCGGAAACCGTTTCGAACGTCCTCACGACCATTCCGTTGAGACGGTGCGCCGCATCCAGTGAAGCCACCTTCAACGCATTCCAGTAGGATTCCTGTGTCGCAATGTCTTTCCTGTTGGTTTCGGAAAGCGTCGCCGCCCCATCCCATCGCGTCTTCGAAGCGGCCGCCGCGTCCACGGCATTATCGCCGAGTAGCGTCTTGACCGTTTCCTCGGTATGCGTTTCACGGGATTCCACGTCCCCGATGCGAATCGAATGCTTGTGCAACGTGGTATCGACGGTGCGCATGGAATCGTTATAGCCGTCCCTCAGGTCGGCGGGATCATTGTTGCCATACAGATTCAGCGCGTAATTATCGGTTTTACTGTACACGGTAGCCATTGTAGGTCAGTCCTTCTCTCGGATTTGAATCTGCAACTGATTCAAAATCTGGTCGATCATGCGCATGGAACGATTGTAGCCGTCGCGCAAGTCCATTGGCGTCGCATCATTGTAGAGCGGCAGGTCGTAATGTCTTGTATGGTCGTATTCATTCACCGTGTCGTCCGCCATCATTTGCTCCTTGGTGTGATCCGTGGCTCATCGTTTCCGAATATGGTCTTATTGCCGATCACCGCGACTTCCAGACTTGAATGTTCGGCCGCCTCGGCGCAGGTGATGGTCGCCATCTGATCGACTCGTGCTCCAAATACGGCGAGCTCGCGGTACATGTCGCGATCAGTGTTTTTCGAATCCTCATACCGGCCAGTGGTCGGATTGTAGACAAGGGCCGAAGCCTGATACCCGTCCAGCTTTCTCTCGATGTCATCCAGCGCAGTATCCACCGAGGATCGCCATGCCGCGACCTCTTCGAGGATCCCGTTGATGGCATCCACGTCCGCATCCTCATCCTTGGCGAGATTGTCGAGCTGTTCGCGCAACTCGTCGATATGTGCGGCGACCTCCTGCACATAGCCGAGTACCGTCAGTGTGTCCCGGTACGAGAAAGGCTGCACCGTCGTGAAATGCCGTTGCCGTGGGTCAATATCCAAGGGGGCGGCGCATTGATGATTTCCGTCCATATATCCTCCAATCTGTCTCTATCCAGTATACTCTAATGGCCGAGATTGTAGGCGAGGCTTGTGCTGTAAAGTTGCGGCACGTTGGTCATCGTGTCGCCACTGCCCCACATGCCCATGAAGAGATCCTCGAGTGAATTGATGACCATGAGATCAATGTTGAGCATCGTATTACGCCAGTCGAGCAGGAGCTGAGATTGCGACCCGCTCGTGCCGACGGTATGCGACATACTATTGCCCTTGTCCGAGGAGCGTGCATAGTCGGTATTGCTGACACTGCTTGCAGTGGCCGTGCTATCCTGCTGCGTGCTGGTATGCGTATCGCCGGTCGAGTCGGTCTGTGAGGCGCTGGTAGCGAATTTTCTGAAATCGTCGATGCGGGTCTGCGGGAATTCCGAATTGAAGGTCATGGATGAATTGTCGGCCTTGGTGTCGGACGTGCTGTGGGCGGTGGATTCGTTCGACTGCGTGCCGCTTGATTTTCCGCTCGACTCATTGACGCTCGTTGAATCCATCGACTGCCTGACGTCCGAGGTGACGAACGGGTCGAACTTGCGTTGCGCCGACAGATACAGTTGGTTGAAATAGTCCATTTGCTCGCGCATGGTGCGGCCGAGATAAAACACGAACATCTGCGGCGTTTCGCTGCCGATTTCACGCAATGCGTAATGCGCTACGATCTTCTCGTTCAATTTCGCCCGGTATGACTCGTCGAAGATCGGATAATATTGCGCGGATAGGTGCAGTTTTTCGTCCGTGTCGAATCCTCGTGCGATGAGATTGCCGAGCGTCAGCGTATAATCCGACATCGAATCCTTGATCGCATACATGCTCAAGTCCTGTGCCATGATCACTCCTCCTTGTTGCCGTCCACATCCAACAGGCCGCCGCTGGTGGTGTCGTTCCATTCGACGCCGATCGGCATACCCGAGTCAGCCATCTGAGGCCATAGCCGGTTGATCGTATCGCACGCCTGCTGGCGCGCCTTGAGATAGCTCAAGCGGAAGACGTTTGTGCGGGAATTGCCGGCCGTCACTTCCGACTCGAGCAGGCGCTCCTTCTTTTCGGTCGTACTATTGTCAATCCCTAAATAATTGACGAGTTCGTTCCACACCTGCGTCTTCGTCGTGATGATCTTATCCGCGAGGAAAGGCGTTACGTTAGGAAAGGTTTGGAACATGCCGGTGATGTCCGACGAGTCGTAGGCGTAAATGTATGGGTCGCCGTCTTCGCGCGCCTTCATCAGATTCTGCGCGGTCAGCTTGTTGGTTTCGGATGTGGCGATGATCAACGGCACGCTGATGTTGTCGAGATTGACGTCGAGGGCACGATCCGCGATGGCGAGTCGCGTGGCGTAATTCCACATGACATCGATCATGGTGCATCGCAATTGGTTGTCCCAGATGGGCACGCACTCCTTGCTTCCGATCTGCGGGTGGGAGTATCCGGTGGCGACGGGTTCGAAAAGCGTGGGATTGTTGTAATTGTTGACACCGCCGATATTGCCGGAAGTGACCATGAAACGGTGCACTCCCTTACGCTTGTCCGGGAAGAAGAGGGCCAAGCCGTTTTCGAACAACGTCAATTCAAGGTATCTTTCGTCAATGTATGGTGGTAGGTTGACCCATTTGAAACGTGATACCGCCAGCATTTCGATCAGTTTCATATACTGGTTGATGCGCAGGCTTTGCCTCATTTCAGGCAGGTTCAGATTGCCCCACATTGAGCCAAGCACGCTTTGGTTATCCCAGTGCGCGGCCTTGCGTGCGTTATTGCGCTTGCTCATAATCACCGTCCTACTATATACAATGGAGTGAGTCTATATTGCTCACTCCATTATATATCAGTACGAGATGCCCGCCAGTGGCTCATTGTCGCCATAGTCGGTGACGCCGATCCTGTCGGGATCCTTCCACACCGTCACGCCGCTTTCGAAAATGCCCTTGATGGTCAGCCGGTATTCTTCCGGACATGTCGAGCTCCGCAAATATAGTTCATGCACCTTCCAGTACGTAAAATTGCTCATGGCCATAAGGTTTTCAGGCATGACCATGAAACGCTGGACGTAATACCCGTACCTCAACCAGAATTCGCCGATCGTATGAAGCGCGGCATCGGACAGGCGGCGGAATTTTACGCATACGCCGATAATGCCGTTGGCCAGATTGAAAGCATCACCCCCCAATGCGCCGGATGTGGTCGGCGGCGTGGTCTGCGTCTGCTGCACCTGCGCGTTGATGCCGGCGATCGTGTTGGCATAATCGCCTTGCGCGGTGGCCTGCGCCAGCTGACGGTTCATGTCGGCGAACTGCATGGTCTGCTGGTTGCCGAGATTGGTCTGCGCAAGCGAATAGGCGTTCGCCTGCGACGTGGAGGCATTGTTGGTGGCTTGGGTGTTCGCCAATTGCTGGTTGGCCGAACTCACGTTGTTGTCGTAGGTTTGCTGGTTCGTCCATGCGCCGATCGCAGCTCCCGCCACGGCTCCGGCGGCACCTCCCACGTTGCCGGTCGCAAGGGAGCCGACCGCACCGAGGGCACCGGACCCGATCGTGTTGAGTTGGGCCATCTGATTGTTGAACCCGAGGTTCTTCAACGTCAGATCCGTGGCCATCTGTGCGGCCTGATTGTTGATCGCATTCATGGAATTGCGGTTGGACGTGCCGAGTCGGTTCGCTTCGCTTGCATACTGGGTGCCGAGCTGTGACTGCGCGTAGGCGTTGTTGATGCCCATCTGCGTTTTCTGATACGACCAGTCGGCCGACTTCTGGGCATACTGGCGCGTATAGGCGGAATTGGCCAATGCGAGGGCGCTGCCGTTGTTGACGGCCATGAACGTCGGAAAATTCGTGACGCCGAAAGCCGCATCCAGCATGTCGCCCTTATCGAACGGCAATCCCATGTCATCCGGCAGCGGCGACCACTGGTCCGCATACTGGGCAGCATAATTCGGGATCCAGAAATTCAGACGCGGCTGCGGCGGCGCATACTGCCACGCTTCACGGATCGTCAGATCCTTGGATGGGATCTGTTCCGGGGAATATTCTATGCTGGTGCCGTTCAGGCAGGAGCATTGGATGACTGCATATGGGGCGGTAAGCAACTTCTTCAAATGCCGGTAACGCTCGGGGATACGGAAGTTGTCACGGAAGTCCCGCATGGTCACGACATCCGAATACCTGTCCCGGCCGTGGACGGTATTCTGATACAGGTGGATGATCCTGCCTTTCAGGCCGGTCAGATCCTTGCCGAAAAGCTTGGTGGCGTCGCCCTGATTGCGCAACAATCCGTCCGGCAGACGCGGCACCGCGTAAATGCCGCAAATGCCCTGCGACACCCACGGGTACTGCGACCCCAGCGAAAAGACGACCTGCAGATCCTCCGCGTCGGTCAGGTAGATGAGCTGCGTGCCATTATACTGGTTTTCGAAGATGCTGCCACCGGCCGTCGTCGCCTTCGGATTGGTCAGGTCCCCGGGATTCACGGTGAGATCGGTGGTGGAGGCGATGATCACGCCACAGGCCATACGCCCGTTTTCCACCTCTACGAGCGGCATGTATGCCGTGGTCGCATTGATCAGCGTCTTGCCGGTGTCCAGTCCTTCCGGCAGGTCGAGCGTCTCACGGCCGTAATCGTCCATCTGACGTTCGTTGGCAACGCCGACATGCCCCCGTTCCACATAGGCGGTGCCGAACGTCACGTCATGCTGAAAGGACTGCCACACGTCCAATTGGATGTTCAACTGCGTGGTGCCGGCGTTGACGTAATCGCAGGACTGAACGAAATAATACCAGCTGCGGGGGGTGTCGAAATCGTAATCGTTCGTCGCGATAAGGTAGTTGTATCGTGATGCCTTTGCGAACGGCACCGGCAGTCGTACCGGCAGCCCGTATTTCGCCATGGTGCAGCCGGTGAATTCGATGCCATCCAACCGGTCGAAATACGCCTGCTGCGCCTGCCTGTCCCATGTGACGATATCCCGATACCCCATGTCCCAAGGGACGTTGCACAATTTAAATCTGGTGTTCGGCGTCCATTTCATGTAACTGAAATTGATCGACAGGTCATTCGCACTCATAGCATCCTCCTTAAACGAAAAAAATAGGCGTGGGATCGCTCCCACACCTATTTTACCCTGCCTTCGGTCGCGTCAGGAAACGACCACCGTCTTTTCGCCGATCGCACCGGCGAACTTGACGGTCACCTTGGCATTGCCGGCAGCGGATCCGGTCAGCCTGCCCGTCTTGTCGATCGTGGCGTTCGCGTCGACGCTCCAGTCGGCGAGATCGCTCACGTCCTGCTTCGACCCGTCGGTCTTGACCGCGTAGGCGGTGAGCTTGACGGATTTGGAAGCCTTGACGGTCTCAGGGCCGGAGACGGTCAGTCCGGACAGTGCGCCGACCTTGATGCCGCCGACCCAAGTGCCGACGACGGGCACGTCGAGTGCGGCGGAGACGGCCTGATCGATCTCCGGAGTCTCCGGATTGATATAGGTCGCCTGTGCGGTAACCTTGAGGCTTTCGGCGGTCTCGTCCAGTCCGCATCTGAGGATGCCGTCATTGTCGATCGAAGTGAACTGGGAGGTCGCGCCTTCCAGCTTGTATTCGATGCCGACCGGCTGGAAGGATGCCGTTGCCTTGTTCTCACTGGAGATGACAGCCTCGACCTGAACAAGATCGCCACGCGACACGTCCTGCGGGGTGACGGCGGGCTGGCCGTACTTCCTGACACGCAAAGCGAATTCCGGCTTGGAGGTGGCGAGCGTGTCCGGCAGAACGATGGACTCGGAAGAGCCTTCGCCGGTCCAGAACAGGATCGCGTTTGCGAACGGGTTCGGGGTGATGGAACCACGGTGCTTGAAGAAGATGTTGCGGGTGCCGTCGATCGGATTGACCGGCGAATTCGTGGTTTCGAGCATTTCATCCCAGCAGAAGAAGAAGTCTTCCGTGGTGAGCACGGCCTGCACCTTGCCTGCCGCTCCGCCGATGCCGAACATGTCCTCCGGAATCGGAATGATGCGGTATGGTACGTTTGCGCGATCGATATTAAATGCGGCGGCCAACGCTTCGACGTTGAGCGCTGCGATAACCTGTGGGGTGGCGAACAGGATCGCTTCCGAGTCACGCCACGGGGTGACCCAGCTCATGGCGTTGTATCGGCCCATCGCGCTCATCGGAAGGGACTTCAGCTCGTTGGCCTTCTGCTGGATGAGACGCAGCAGCGCCTTCGCGTCGGCTTCGGTCGAGTCGGCCTTGCCCACGTCCGGCGTGTGCACGCGATAGAAGCCGCCCTTACGAGCGTATTCGGCGAAACACTGCGTCTTCATCACGTACATGTCGTTGCGGTCGGACAAGACCGGAGCGTTCATGATTTCCGCAATGTAATCCGACATGCCGGACTCACCGTCGAACGCGGTCAGCAGCGCGTCCTCCGGGATCGTGACGGGGTAGTAATGGTCGAACGTGAGAGGATGGAAGACGCTTGCGGTCGGCAGCGAATAACGCCCATACACGTCGTCGCCAAGATATTCCTGATTGAAATTGCGGGTACGGGCCTTGACCAGTCCGACGGCGGCCTGCTCGTACGTGGAACCGTAGCGCTTCAGGGTACGGGGAGAGCCGACGAGCTTGAGCGGATCATCCCAGTCCGCATGCTGGACGTACAATCCGATAAGACGCTGGATCAGCACCCCCGTGAACTCGTCGCGCAGGTACGGGAAGTTGCGCATGGTATCCACGGACCGGCGGAGGTTGCCCTGCGTGGCCGACGGAATGCGCATCTGGAACTGGGGGCTGGTTTCGGAACGCACGGCATTGAAAATCTCAACGTCGCCCTTGTCAGCCAACGGTCGAATATTAGACATATGAGTATCTCCTAACTATTTCAGTCGAACAGATCTTCGATGGATTCCTGCGGTTCGTCGCCGCCCCCGTCATCGTCGGACGGGGTGGGATCGGTGTATCCGAGCGTATCCATCATGGCCTTCAGCGCGGCCAACTCCCTCTCGATGGCATCGAGCCGTGCGGACACGTCCGGCCCGTCATCCTTCGACTCCGGTTCCGAACCCTCATCCGGCTTGACATCATCATCGACGGTCGCGGTCTCCCGCTCCTCTTCGGTCGGCGGCGGGGTAACGGTATCCTCGTCGCCAGTGGTCGGTTCTGCCATACAATCTCCTTACGATAGGCAATGCTTCCACTAGAATTATATCATGCCCACGGAAAACGAAATGACCCTCCAATCACGGAGGGTCTGAAACGTCCTATGAGAGCACAATGCGAAAATCGTAGGGCACCGTCACCACGACGGCAAACCATGATCGGCGGCATTCTCAGCCGTGGCGGTCCGAACCATGTCGCTCCCAGTCGAAAATCAATGCTCGAAGAACGATCATCATTATAGCACAACCGCCGTACCACAGGCGTCACGCACTTGTACGCCATGCCGAAACCGCTCATAGGGGATGGGCTCGTCGAACACGCTTCCCGCCATGCAGACATCCACTTCACCATCATCCCTCCACCCCTGATACCGGTTCATGCCGAGAATGGTGAGCCTCTCATACCTGGCGGAGACCTTCCATTTACCCAGTTCGGTCGGATGAATCTCACACGATTCCACCGGATCCCAGCCGGACAGTATGCAGCCGTCCGTGTTGGTATAGAGAAGCCGATCCGCATTCGCACGACAGACCGCCATAAGCCTCTCACGGGCGTAGGCGTTCACCCATATGGGGATCGGCAGATAATCGGTCTTCAGATTCGACCCGTCGCGATGGGCGACATCCCATTCGACGGTAACGCCATCCTTCGACGAAGGGAGCATGACGGCGCCTTTCGGCAGGCTTGCCATCTTTCCCACGAGAGCGTTCATGATGAGCTTGGCCATCTGCCTTCCCTCTCCGGTCCCCCGCCGCTTCAATTCACCCCATTCGTCGACGAAAGAGCGGAAATACCCTTTATTCCTGCGAAATTTCCATCCACGCGCATGTTCGTACACGGTTACGTCATAATTCTCCTCAAGCAGCCTCTGGTCGATGTCGGTCAGGACACGCGTGATGTAGCCTCGCGTCGAGGTGAGGCGATTCAGACCGTACATGCTGCGATTGTCGAGCAGGAAGGGGTATCCGTCCGGTTTCAATTCCGCACGGAAAGTAATTTCGTCGCAATGCAATGGCATGTCATCATCCCGCTCATATTCGCCGTCATATGGTTCCGGAAGCCCCCACGGAAGCCATTCATCCCTCAATATGGACGGGTACATGGAATTGCAGTCAACGTCGATGGCCTTGCCATACCGTCCTTCCTTGGCCAGCATGAGACCGCCGATGTAAGCTCCATGCAACGACCGCTTATCCTCTGATCCAAGCTGGGGGAATTTGCCGCCATACCATTCCCAATCCCCCCTGACGAACGCTTCCATGCTTGCCATCCCCGCGGTGATCTTGGTGAGGCCGCGCCTATCATACTCGCGGAGGATATCAAGCAGCTGTCCGTCGGTCATGGTGATACGGCAGTTTTCCCGCAGCAGGTTCGAAATATCGAAGAAGCGGATCGAATTCTTGCGGTCAACGGTCACACAGAAGCTGAAAAACCTGCCCTTCTTGGAGATGATGCCGTCCCAGCTCAGGTTCGCGCGGTGCTCATTATGGGGGAGCGCATGCACGACATGCGCAATGAAAGGATCGAGAACGCTACGGTCGGTCACGTAGACGGTAAGCCTGCCTCCGGTCATAACGGCCGCCATCATACCGACCGGCGTTCCGACGTCATGGAATCCCGTGCCGTCCGTAAACCGTATCGCACCATCGGCACACCACAAACCGACCCTACTATTCTGCATCGCCATGATATAACTTCCCTTCGATGAGACATATTACGCCAGTGCCTCAACCTCCGCCATCCAGCGGTCGAAATTCCTACGGGAGCGACGGTAGCCTTCGCTATCCTCGCGGAAAGCCGAAACGAAACCGTGCCGGACCGGATCGTACGTCGACCAGTCGAAGACAATGCGCGGCGCATCCGTCAGTTCGATGAAAGCACGCTTCTGCGCGGCCGTCAGTTTTCGGAACCGTTTCAGACGCTTCGTCCCGAGCGACGAGCCCAGAATCTTCTCGAACATCTCGTAACGCCCCTTGCGCATGTACGACGGCCATCGGCCTTCATCATACAGGTCCTGCTTCACTTTCGCCCTGGACTTTCCGCCCGATCCGGCTTTACGCTCGGTGCGCAAGCCCAGAATCTCGGCGGCGTCGTGCATCTGGTTCAGCAGTTCCTTGCGATGGCCGCTTTCCAACTGACTACGAACAAAGGCTTCGTCGTCAAGCACGTTCTTCATTTGGAGAAAGTCGGTAAGTTTGGAGGGGATGATCTGATTGCGGCCGAAGCCCTCATCGGTAGTGCCGGAAAGTTCGTCCATACGCTGGTCGTACACACTCCTGTGCGGCATGGCCTGCGCCTTGTTCCAATCGTTGATCCGCTGCCGTGCCGCATTGATCTTCCGCCGTTGCTGGCGGAGGAGCTTGCGCCGCTTCGCCACCGGTTCCGCTGCGATCTGTGCGTCCGTTACGTCGGCACGCGCGGCGAACAGGTAATCCTGCTTCGTGGGTTTCTGGACGGCAGTAGCATGGTAGGGGGTCACTTTCGCTTCCGCGATGGCCTGTTTTTTCTGCCTGTCCCACTCCTGTCCAAGCGTTTTGGCGATGTTAACGAGCTGCTTGTCGGCGGTTTTGGCGAGATTCGCATGAGAGTAAGCGCCGAGCTGTCTGATGTTACGGGCGGCACGGGCTTGCGCGGCCTGACGTGCTTTGACGTGCTTTTGCTTGCGGGACATATGGCACACTTCCCTTTAAGACGGAGAGAGCACCCCCAAGAAGGGTGCTCTCTATGAATGGGGACCTATTTACCGATTATAGTGAGGTCACTTGGTCTCTTCATCCACCGGTTCGATGCTGAAGAACTTGAAGCCGCGGCGAGAGCGACGTTCGACCACCTTGATGGTGAGCGGTTCGGTCCAAACGTTCGGCGTTCCGAAGATGCCGAACATGGTGTTCAGTCCGGCCGCCAGAGTGGGGGAGGTGGCGGCGTACGCCTTGTTGTCGGCGGTGACGATGATGACGCGCACGGTGTTGGAAACCTCGCCCGTCTGATCGTCGGTCACCTGTACGGCCTGTGCGACGGCATTCACCATGTCCAGCGGCTCGTTGAGGTGTTCGTCCAGCTTCTCGGCATTCTGCAATGCGGAATAGAGCTTGATCTTGCCTTCGCGGGTCGAAGTGTCGATGAAGTGCTGGACGGTGCCGAGCTCGGTGTTTTCGGTGTTGAACGCAACGAGTGCGGTGTTGTTGTTTTCCATGGGTTATATCCTTCCCTTGTTGTTGTTTTTATTGCTAGGCTTTGTGCCTAAATCTTTTATATCACACGCTGTCGTTGTTTTCAACTTCGGCGTGTCGTTTTTTCGTATGTTCTTCGGGATTCCACTTCTGCGGTTCCTCGAATGTCGCATATCTATAGA